GTGCTGGTCGGAACGAACGTCGAGGTCAGGGCCACCGGGGCACTTTGAGCACCACTTGGGCGGAGGATGGACGTGTAGAGCGTGCCGCCGGCCACCGCCTGGCTTTGTGTCAGCAGTTCGCTTTGACCGGTCGAGCTGGTCAAGGGCACGGGCAACTGATCCGTGACAAGGGTCTGAGCCATCGCGAGATCGGGGCCGAAGGCGAGGGCGGCGCAGATGATGGCAAGCAGGGTCTTTTTCACTGTGACACGCTCCCGCGTTTAGGTTGAGACTTCGTAATCGACGGCATTAAGCATCGTGTGGCTGTCGATCAATGTCTGATCATGCCCCTTACGGCGCACTGTCGATGGCTCGTTGGGGGGCGGCGTGTTGGACAAGATGCTCTGTTGAAGTTGACCCTTGATCAGTTGCCCCATCTGACTGAGGACTTTGGCCACGTCGTAATCTGTTTGCTTCAACAGCACGCCTGTCGCCGCACCCCATCCCGGCCCATACTTCTTGATCATGTTCCGAAAGAATGGGCGAGGCGGGATCGTGATCGAGTAGGCTCCAACGGCATGTTCCGTCGGGAAATTCGATTGCGACCGCTTCACGAAACGACCCTTACGGAGGAAGCGTGTGCCGCTCGCGGCGCGCTTGCGATAGACCGTGACAGTGCGCGCGGGGATCTGGATCGTGCCGCCGAACTCATTCTGAGCGGCGATCATCGGGACTGAGGTTCCATCGGGATAAGTCGCTCCCTCAAGAAACCCCACGTTCACATGCGGATCGGTGCCAGCCGCGAGCACACGCTGATTGATCGTCGCGAGATAGGCCATCAGTTTGTCGCCGCCGGTCAGAGCCGCCATGGGAAACCACCCCCACGGCCGAGATACCCGCCGCCGAAAGCCGCGCGCGGGCCGGGGATATAGAGGGCTGTCCTGAATGGTGCGAGCGCCTGCCACGCCATCAAACCGTAGGGTGTTTGCGCATACCACGCCGCGGAGACCGGCACGTTCAACTCCATCGCCACGCTCACGCTGCCTTCACTGGCGTTGCTGACGCGGCCTACCAGCGGGGAGAGGGGTTGCAGACTTGAGCCGGCGAGAAGTTGCGCGATTTGCGCCGTGATCATGCCGAGGATGCGGATGCGCAGCGGATCGCCATTGCCGTCCAGCACGGGCACGGCGCTGCATGGCGTATTGTCGAGATAGAGGGTCGCGAGGTTAAAATACTCTTGCGCCTGGGGTTCCGTCGTGACGGTGGCGTTGAACATCGGATAAACCGATTGCCAGAACGTCCAATCGAAAACCGCAGGCGAGGAGCCGGACATCCGCTTACCGATCCGCCGTCGTCAACCGCGACCGATCCAGCAACACCGTTTCCTGCTTGGACATCGCGTGCATCTTCGGAATGTCGTCGTGGGCGCGGGCCTGACCGGCCGCGTCAGGACTCGACGGTGGTCCCAGGATGGTCTTGTCGAGCAACATGGGGAAATCGTCGTGCGTCTTCACCCACTCCTCCCAGAAGTCGCGTGGAACCGCCGTGAGGACGTAGCCGCCCAACCCTTCGGCCGGATCAGGCTGATTGAACCGGTGCGCCCAACCTTTCAGGGTCACGGTGACCTTGTGCTTGACGATGCGGACCTGGCCCTGGGTGCCGACCGGTTCGAGCTTGTCCAGGTTCAGCACGACGCCGTTTGGGTGCTTGCAGCCAACCATGACGGTGCTGTCACGGGCGCCGGCGGGAGACAGAATGGGATCGGCCATGATGGATCAGATTCCCGACATGGAGGCAATGCCGATCGGACGATAGATGATCGTCCCCCAGCATCCCGCCGATTTCTTCTGACGGAACGAAGACGTTGCCGCGATCATGCGGTGCGCCCGCATCTTTTCGTTGAACGCGGCTTCCGTCGTGCGCTGCCCATCGATCTCATCGACGATCAACTGGTAGCTGTAGGTTGTGCCGGACTGATATTGCACCGCCGTCTTGATTTCCAGGCCAGGGAAAGCCTGCTTGATCAGCGCCGCGGCCGTCCAGCCGTATGAGTTGGTGTTGACAATCCACGTGTTCGTGGCCGGGCTGATCGCCAGCGTCATCTTGGTCTTGAGATCGATATTGCCACCGGTGCCCTTGGCGTTCCCCACCAGTTGCGCGAAACCGGTCTGGATATCGGCCAGGATTTCAGTGGGGAGAGCGTTTTGCCAGGACGTTCCGCCGGCGACTTTCAGTGCGGGCGTCAGAGCCGGCGCGAGGCCTGGATCGTTCAGGCCGCCGTAGTTTTGCAGGCCGGAGACGCCGTAGAAATAAATCAGGTTCATCAACCTGTTGAGCGTATTGGCGCTGGACAGGTTCTTGCGCGCCGCCGCGTCGATCTTCGCCAGCCCGTAGCGGGCCAGTTCCATATCGCCCCACTCGGTGAACGTCTGGAAATTGTAGGACTGCCGCTGGGGGAAATTCACGTTGAAGTCGGAGCGGCCGTTTTCGTTGAAGTCGCCGTATGACGCGGCCTCGCCCGTCATTTCGACCACGCCGAACGCTGCCGTCTGGGTTTCCCAATCGCCCTTCTTGCTGACACCATAGATGTTCTCAGCCTCCATCGGAGACAGCAACGCCTCGATCAGTTTCGGATCGATATAGGTCGAGAGCACCGCCAGGATGCCGGCGTTCGGCTGTGTGACCAGCGTCGGCTGCGCGTATGGCGAGGCAGTCACGGCATCGGACGCCATGAGTTCGTCAAATGCGAGTTGCAGTTTTTGGGGGTCGAGGCCGAGGTATTCAGCGATGCGGCCACTCGTGTCCTTGCGCGTGTGCCGCGGCAGGAAATCGAGAGCCTGATCAAAGACGATGCCTTTGTATTCGGCCAGGTCGTTGAGGCGAGGATTGCGTGCGAGCATGACGGTGCGGCCCCTTAATTACGAGTGCTGATCTTGACGACATCGCCCGGCTGGCCAACCGATTCGCAATACCAACTCGTTTCGGTATTGGTGACGGTGTCGATCGCCTCGGACCCGACCGTCTGCGTTGGGCTGACGTAGTAGGTGCCAGCGCCGCCCGTGCCCGTGCCGAGTTGGGTGATGACCGTGCCAGCGGTGACGCCAGAGCCGGTGACAGTCTGGCCAACCGCGTAACCGGAGACGACGGTGCCGCCGACGGTCAACAGGCCATAGGTGCCGGTGATCGCGGTCGATGCCACGGTCTGATCGCGCGGGCTGACGATGTAGCGTCCCAGGCCGCCAGTTGCCTCCCCCGCCAACAGCGGCGTTATCTGCGACTGGATGACGGTGCCAGACGCGACGCCGGTTCCGCTCAACACCGTGCCGGCGACGAACGTCCCGCTGAGCCCGGAGGCCGCCGTGAACACGTCATCGGTGATCGTGCCGGTGGCGCCGTTGGTTTCGGCGGCGATCGTGGAGGCGGTGGACGTGGCGCCAGTGGTCGGGGCACCAGTCGCGGCGAAGGTCGCGACGCCGGTCGAGTTGTTCGCGTAGGCCTTCATGCCCGGCGTGGCCTGCGTCGTGCCGTTGTTGACGCAGTAGAAATCGCCCGCGATGAACAGTTCGCCCGTTCCCATGCCTGCCGGGATCGTCATCCCGTAAGCGGTCAGATAGACCGTGATCAGCGCGTTCTCATCGCGATGCACGAACCCCTGCGGCGCACCGGCCCCGGAATTGCTGGCGATGCGCCAGGTCGCGGGATCGAGCCACGCGAACAAGCCAATGGTCAGACCGAGCGGCCCGGCGACAAAGCCCGCGTCGCCGTAATTCTGACTCGACAGGCGGGACGCGCGGGGATTGGTGGAAGCGAAGTCGCCGGCGATGCCAGGCGCCTGCAAGACGTTGGTGAAAGTCTGAAAGCCGGAGACGGACATCGCGTGCGATCCTTACAATTGATTGATGTGAGCGCCCATCGGGAACATGTCATCCAACTGGCCACCGCTGGCCGTGTCGAGTGCCATGGGTGCCGCGCGTTCCCGCGTGGGCTTCTGGATCATACCGACCATCGCCCGGTAGGCCGATGGATGCACGCCGTCGATCGGCACTTTCTTGGCCTTGAGCGCGTAGGCATAGACCTTCTCCGCCGTGTCGAAGGCCAACGCGACCTCGCCAACGTGCGGGCGCACTTCCTGGCGGGCCTGGATGGTGGCGTTCATCCGGGCGATGACCTTGCTTTCCGTTGAAGTCTCCGCCGTCGCGATCGCGGCATCGACCGCCAGCTTGATCGCGGCGTCCATAGCGGCCTTGTCCATGCCCCTGCTACCCCTGCCATCGTCCGCGTGATTGGGCTCCTGCATTTCCTCATTCGCCCATTCCTCGAACTCTTTATCCGTCGCCTTGTGGCCGAGGATCTTGTCCAGCGCCTTGCGATCCTTGCCGGCCTCGCGCCATTTCTCCATCTCGGCATCGCGGGCGCGACTGGCATCCATCGCCTTTTTGTCCGCGGCCTTCTTGTCCTTGGCGCGTAGTTTTTCACGGGCGCCCTTGCGAGCCAACGCGGCGGCGACACGTTCCGCTGCCGACATGCCCTCCTTCTCCTCCCGCTCGCGCGCAAGGGTCTCAGCGGCCTCCTCCTCCGCGCTCATCTCCTCAGTCTCATCCTCGGCCTCGGTTTCGTCATCTTCCTCCTCGGCCTCGTCGAACGCGGCGCGGAGAGCGTCGAACGAAACGCCCGCCTTGAGGCTCGGCTTGGTCATCGCCTCGATCGTGGCGAGAACGACCGGCTTCTGGGTTTTCCAGTTCAGCCGGTTGACCGAGCCGAGGGCACTGTCCAGGGCCAGGACGGTGCCCGGCAGCAGGTTCGGACGCAGCAGCGCGGCGAGGGCGCCCTTGACCATGATCGCTTTGCGGGAGGCGAGAGGCATCACATTCTCCATTGTGTCGTGAACCATGACGTCGGGACCAGCTCGTCCCGCCTTGACCAGCGCCACGTGATTGGCGCGAATGTTTCGCATTACCCCGTCGTAAGGGGCGCCCTCGTATGTGCCGGGCGTCATATCGGCGTCCCAATAGTAGCCGCATGACAGTTCCCGCTTTTTCTTGTTCTCGATGTCCTGGACGTCTTCCTTGAGCCAAATCACCACGTCGTTGACGAGGTGGGGGGCCTCAAAACGCGGGTTCGTGCCGATCGTGCCCGCGACCAGGAGCGCCTCCGGATTTTCCGAGTCCACCGCCGTATGGGTGGACATGAGTTGCAGCCCGTGGAATGTCGGCGCTCCCTTGGTCAGTTCGTCAGGGTCGCGGAGGAACTGGTAAATTTTGGACGGGTCGAGGCCGAGTTCGCGATAGCGAGGGACTTCCGAGCCCCTGTAAGGGTTGACGCACGCCTTGCTGATCTTGCAGCCGTCCACATGGAGGCGGCCATCCTCGTCTTTCCATCGGCCGTCGAGTTGGGAGCGGTCAAACGCCATGTGGTCATCGTGTGTGGGAAGGCCACCAGGCGGGTGTGATTTTTCCAGTTCCATCAATCGGCGGGCGGCGGCAACCGCGGAGGCTTCTCCGGTGTCCTTTTTGTCCGTTCGAATGCTCTTGTGAACCTCGGTCCCCTCTCCGTATCCCAGATGGTTGGAGACGCGCACATTGAAGTTTCCCATCGACGGGAAGTTTCCATGCTCACGGGCATACAAACCGCGCCCTTTTTTGGAAATCTCAAAGCCCCGGTTGTCCGGTTTGGAAAACGACATATAGGTTGATGGTGAGATGTTGCTCCGCTGCGCCCGCGTGAGGCGAAGCCCCTCCGCCTCAATTTTTGAGGCGCCTGAAAACGCCGACTCGAACGCTGAGTGGAACTCGGGAGGGGCTGATTTGTCGGGTTGCCTCAATCCGACCGAAGCAAACCGCCCCACCTGATCACGATCGTGATCCGCCTCACTCCAGGCGTCCTCGGTCAACGATCGATAGAAAGCGAGTTCGGTCACATGGGCATCCCGGCCAATCGAAAAATTCTATCGTCACTCGCCCGTTATCGTATCTCACGATGGTTTGTCAAATATGATCGGAAAAATCGATCATTTGGGTGACAATGTGTCACTTGATCGGAAAATACGATCAAAGTCCGGGGATGATAGAGCGACTGACGCAGCGGCAGTTTGGGAGCTCGCCCGGCAGGATGAATTTTTCAACATCGGGATCAAACCATCCCTTGGCGATGTCATATGGCTTGCCGCTGTTCGCCACGTGGGAGGGCCTTGGCACCCTGCCGCCGCCGGAGTGAAGCCAATCGGCCTCCGTTATTCCGCACTCGGCCTGCCGCGCCCGCGTCACCGCCGCCGTCGCGAGGTTGGATTGCGAGCGCGCGATAATCGCCGCCCGCCGATGCGTGACGCCATAGGTCTGTTCCAACTCGGTCGTGAGCCCCGCGAGGTCGCGGCCCCGCTGGACGGAGCGCATGACCGCTCCCTCGATATCTTTGAAATACTGCGCGGGGATGGACCGGATCAGCGTCACGTTCGACGCGACCGCCGCCTGAGTGATATCGTTGACCTCGGCCGTCATTTGAAATTTCACGGTAAACCCGGCCTTGCGCAACGCCGCCGCGAACACCCGATCCGTCGCCGCCGTGGTCGCCCGCCCAAACTTCCGTCCTACGTCCCGCGCGAACTCACTGAACCGCCGCGTCCATTCGCCGGCCAGGCGTCCCATCGCGGCTCTGAGGCCAGCGGCGGGGCTTTCATCCGTCGCCATCTCGGGCGGATTGGCCCTCCATTGGCGCCTGACAGTGCGCACCACGTCCCGGCTCATCGCGGCGATCATGGCGTCTATCTGCCGCTGGTATGTCGCCTCGATCCCGAGGTTCGGCCGCACCGGGGCCAGTTTGATCGGTTTCTTCGTTGGCGCGGTGAGTTGCCGTTGGGCCATCAGGTCATCGGCCG